TAGGGAGCCGAGGGCAGGGTTTTGGAAAATAGCAGAGCAGATTTGTCAACCTCTCACTGCAAAAACAAAAGCAGCTATTTTTATTATGTTCCTTCCCGAAACGTTGCTTTTCACTATTTGCCATCATTGACAAAAAGAAAAGGCTGGGAAAACCCAACCTTGTATTACAAGATGCTAATTGCCGACAAAAACATTATGTTTAAATAAACGAAAGTAAATTAATCGTCTTATTTTATAAGCTTTTATAAAAAATTTCTTTTATATTTTTAATATTCTTTTATAAACTTTTTGGGCGGATTTTGGGTTTAGATATCATTAAACCTTTTCATTTCAGCAAGTACTTGATCAGTTTTGTTGACATTAACAAAACTGGCAAATGAAGCATTTTGTCGGTTATAACAAATATATTTTTAAGCAAACAAAAAAGCCCCGACCAATCGGCCGAGGACTTCCTTTTATATTAAATTTTAAGTGTAAGCAATTTTTAAATTTTTTTGAGCTTGTAGCCACTTATTAAACGGGCATGCACTGGGAAACCGTTGCTACAGTGATACTCTGGAATTTCCAGACCGCCAGAGTTTTTCTTGTAACTGTCTTTAATAAAACGCAGTTCTTCTGGATGGTTGATATAGTAGTATACACCACGAGTCGCATCTCCTAGCCAGATTTCGTACTTGTTAAAACTACCTACTTTTTCGTCGAAAATCATAAGAAACATTAGATTGTGTCCTCCTCTGTATTTTTTTAGACTCGGAGCGCTTGCGGGTGTCGCTCCTCCACCGTTTGCTATTTCCTTAGCCATACGGACTAAGCGGTCAATATCAATGCCGCCAGGACAAGCGGTGGAGCTTACTTCACCATGCTTGATAATGTGTTCCCGATCAATCGGGATACCGTGACGCTGGCAGATATCGGCTATCAAAGCCGCTGACCTTTGATAGGTTGCTTCTGCTATTGTCCATCCTGGCTCTAAGGTTTCATTTAAGTGTTCAATGCCGATTGACCTCTGATTCATCGGATAGTTACCGGCGTGATAGGCAACCATGTTTTCCCCTACGCAGCCCCAGAGTTTGTCAGGAGTTACCTGATAGTGTGCTGAAGTGCCAGCCGCACCGACTACATACCATGTGGAACGAGCTACGGCATCATTAGTCGTAGCGTTGTGATGGATAACGATACGGTCAATACTAGTCCGGTTTCCATCCGCATTCATCATGTTAGGGTCTACATCAGTGATAAGGCCGCTGAAAATATCCCCATTGATATTTTTAGTTGGTAATGCCATATTTACCTCCTTTCATTTTTTAAAGCAGTCTACTAGGACCACTAGTACATAAAGTGGGGCAAGGAGTGCCAGAAGCACCACAGCTAGCAATATACGCCCCGCATTTATCACCTTAGTCATACTTTGGCTCGTCGTAGGTCAAAGCATCAGCACTGTCGCCAAAACCTTTAGTCGTAGGGTCTGGAATGATGTTTAAGATACTAACAATAGTCAGCCCTACAAGGTAAGGGTTATTGACGAATTTTACAAGCAGAGAGCCTACAGCATTCCAACTTGTCAAATCTTCAAACTTGATGCCGAAATACGCCAATACAGGCAGTGCCAAAGCTAGGATAAGACGTATGTAAAATTGACGGTTTTTAGAATTAAACCGTACTTTCCAGTTGATTTTGTTCATGATTTAACTTCCTTTCTTTTCGATCATGATTTTTAGTTCTTTGACATCTTCTGTCAAATTCTTGATTTGCTCTGTCATAGCGACGAGAGCTTGGTTTTGCTTGTCGTGGTCGTCCAAGCGCCGAGTGTGGTCTTTGGTCTGCTGCTCCAAAAAGCCCAAGCGCAATTCCAAAGAGTTGATTTTGGTTGCTTGCTCAATGCTTTTAGCCCGCAGAACATTATAAAAACCGTAGACAGTGATGATAAATCCGCCCACGGTCATTAAAAGCTGGTACTCTGGTTTCAAATAATAATCACCCCCTTTCTAATTAATTGCTGATATTAGGCAGCACGATAGTCCATGCACCAGATTTCAGCATATCTTCTGCTGATTGACCGGTGTAGTTGTAACCAGTAGCACCCGTGTATTTCACGATTGTTCGATTTCCTTTCTGCCACTTCGGATTAGTCGTATATGGATAATCAATAGTGACGAATGTAGGTCCTGTGTACCGCTTGCCGTTGACGGGAGCATCAATCTTCTGCGCTAACGCTGTGTAACTATTGATGTCCAGCCCCCCAGAAATACCAAGAGCGATGTAAGTGACAAGTTCGAGCAATTCTTTCAGCTCTGCACGCTGCAGAGTAGCTTCTTGCTCTTTCTTGTCTGCTTCTTGGAATTTCTTCTTGATTTCCTCGTCCTGTTCCTTTTTGGCACGGTCTGGGAAATTCTCTTGATACACGACTTCCAAAGCTTTCTTTTCCAGTTCCTCGACTGGCAAATCAATCGCTTCTTTTGGAAGCAATACCGGATAGAAAGCGCCCTCTGCATTCGTCAGAATGAAATGAGTACCCTCTACTTCGTTGTTGGATGATGAGTAAATCCAACTCTTGCGATTAAATTGTAATTTAGACATATATCTCCTTTTCTTTAATTAAATAGACCAGTTAATCTGCGTGCCTATGTATTTATCGTTAGTTGCAAGTAAAGTCATGCCTCCATCGGGATTGATCTGTAAATGCCTGTCGTTGCTTGATCCGCCTTCAAAAACCGGCACATTTAACATGGCAGCGTTACCTTGAATGGGGATCAGTTCGTTTGGTATGCGTCCAAGACTAACATTCCCTGTGACGTCTTTTATCTCAATCCTAAGCGACACGATATCCCCCTGCCGCTTGTAATGGACGCCTGCAGCGCCTGTAGACGTCCATTCTATGCGCTTGAGGGTAGCGGGGGGACT